TGTGCGTCAGTCCATACGCCAAAGTAATCTGTAAAAGGTGATATAAATCTCTCATCAAATAAAACTCTTGCAACTTTTCTTTTATTTAGAAAGTAAGAATATGCCATATCAGCGACATCTTTAGATATTACATTTTTTAGTACAGTATATTTATTTTTTTTGAATGACATTTTTTCCTTTCAGTTTCACTTTGTTTTTAATCATATTTTTAATCCAATCAGGTTTATTATTCTTATTAAAATGTCCTAGTATAGATTGAATAAACGCCTTTTTCATGTCTTTATTTTGTTTAACCATTTAGAACCGACCTAGGTATTGCCTGACAGTTCCAATGTATAAATCTAAACGGATCATACCCCATATCAACAATGTATTGATGTGGCATATATGAAGGAAAGAATAACATTGAACCCGGTTCTACTTTATAATTTATTGCTGTTGAAGCATAAGTGACTTTTAATTTGTCTAACTCTGGTAAACTGTTCATAAGATTGCCTGGTCTAGGGTCTTCAAATAGAGGTAGTGATGTTTTCTCACTTGCTTTTAAAAAGTAGAAACCAGATATGTGACCGTTCCAATGAGTATGTAAAGTGTGATTCCCACCACCTCTCTTAGCAAACTCTTGTACCCACATTTCTGTGGTAAATACTGCATAGTCTTTTAGATCATAACCCATTTCTAATAGTAGATTGTATGATGTTGCACCTATGTAATCTTGTAATTCTTTAAACGCAGGATCGCCTAATAAAGATGTTGAATGAAATACATGACCCATATCACCCTTATCGCCAAACTTTTTATTTCTTTTATCTATATCTTTTTTTAAATTTTTCTTTGATTGTTCAATATAAGAATCAGAAGCTTTATTTAAACTATCTACAAAGCCAGGTTCTTTTGCAAACCATATAGGACATTTAAAATATTCTTCTCTACCTAGTTGTTTTGGAAAACTTAACTTTTCTTTTTTAATCTTTTTCTTTTTTTTCTTTTTCATAATATTCCTTTATTATTTGTATGGATATCCTAAATTCCAAATAACCAAACTGTTTCTTTCTCCACTTTTAACTGGACACACTCTATGCCACACAAAACCAGGAAACACTACTAAAGAACCTTTAGGTAATATCTCAGTACATTTATGTGTGTTAGGTTTTTTATCAGGATCACCGTTTCTAAAATCAAATTCTAGTTCACCACCCTTATAATCTTTAGGGTCGGATAGAGTTACGGTTACAGATAGTTTTCTAATCTTACCGTGAGATGGATCTCCTTGTTCTCTTTGATAAGGTTGATCCCATCCATCACAATGCCAATCATAGTATTGACCTTTTTTATATTTTGTAAATTGACAAGATTCAGAATGATCCCATTCAAAATTCCAACCTGCATTTGCATTTGCACTATGAATATAAGGTTGTATCTCTTTATATATCCATCTATCATCCATCCAAACAACATCTGAATTTCTTTTCTTTTTTAAATCTTTAACTTGTTTTTTATTTAAATTTTTATCACCGAAACCACCTGTGACTGCCATTTGATCTTGTAATTGATGACCATATTTTACGATATCATCACAGATACGTTCTGGGATTGCTGATTTAAAGTACCAATAATAGTTTGTTAGATTCATTTGAGATCACCTTCTTTTATAATCATTATGTATTATATCATATTTATAATACTTTGTAAAGCGTTTTTATTTATGATGTTAATTACTGATATTTGTATCGTATAACAACAACACCTGAACCACCAGCACCTTCACAATCTCCGCCACCACCACCTGTATTAGTACTACCGTTTGCGTTTTCTCCTGCACCCCCAAAACCTATTGGGTCTCCAGCACCACCGCCACATCCACCACCATTTCCTCCTCCTGCTCTTCCAACAGGACTTGCTGTAATACAAGAAGTTGCTCCAGCACCACCTCTTCCTGCAGGTGCTGAACTATTTCCATTTCCGCCTGTAGCACCAGCGGCAGTTGCTCCACCACCTCCGCCACCTGCAAAATATACACAGCCTTGATGATGTCCGCCACCACCAGCAGTACCTTGTGCGGGACTTGATGGAGGTGTATTACCTGCTCCACCAGCTCCTGGTCCTGGCGGCGGTGCTGGTGCACCTCCTCCACCTCCAGATCCACCGGCAGCACCATTATAAATGGCTGCTTGATTCTCACCTGAAAACTGTCCACCTCCACCACCACCAGCAGATGTAATTGTTGAAAATACTGAATTTGATCCACTTTTTTCAGCTGAAGGTCTGTCATCACAACCAGCACCACCACCGCCTCCTCCAACTGTGACAGCATAAGTTTGTTTAGAAACTGGTAATGCAGCAACACTTCCTCCAAGAGGTGATACGGTATAACAACCAGAAGCAGCACCAGATGATTCTCTATATCCGCCTGCTCCGCCTCCTCCACCGTTTTTTGCGCCACCTCCACCACCAGCAACTACTAAATAATCAACTGTATTTGAGCCAGCAGCAACTCCTCCTGCAGTAACTATAAAGTTACCTGATGAAGTAAATGTATGAATTCTGAAATTTCCTGAATTTGTAACTGTTCCACCTGTTGCAGTAACAAAATTAGGCGGAGTTTCTGGCCATGTTCCAGCACTCTGTGCTGCAAACTGACTTCTTAAATTCCATACGCCACTTGCTTTGTCTAATTCTTTTACGACAACTACTCCTGATCCACCATTACCACCTGTTCCATTTTTAGCACCTCCTCCGCCATTACCTCTATTAGCAGTTCCCGCTGCACCATTTCCATCAGAAGTTGATTTACCGGTTCCTCCTAAAGCATATGTAAGATCAGCACCTGAAGAAGTATTAGGTGCACCAGCTCCAGCAGTATTTGCTGCAGGTGTATCAGCGCCAGCACCACCAGCACCACCACCGCCTGCGCCTTGTTCACCGTCTCCACCACTTGCTGCACCGCCAGCATTACCTTGACCAGAAGGACTAGCTGCACCACCAGCATAAGATGAACCACCTTCAGGACTTCCTTGGGCTCCACCACCTGATCCACCAGCTTTACCTGCAGAGCCACCATGTCCTCCACCGCCGCCACCTGCCGTAGATGTGATCGTAGTTATATTACCAACAATTAATGTGTTATTACCACTATTAGAAGAAGCGTCTCCTTGACCAGCACCACCAGCACCAATTGTTATAGGAACTGCTGAGTTAGAATTAACTTGAATTAAAGAACCAGTTTTATATCCACCAGCTCCGCCACCACCTCCACCAGAACCACATGGACCTGGAGTATTACCACCAGCCCCACCGCCAGCTACGACAAGAGTTTGAACAACTTTAGTTCCTGGTTGTGTTGTGTGATTTCCTGTTGACGTGACTACGGTAATCTTATCTTTACCATGAGAGGATTTATTTGATTTACCAATTATTCCGCCATTTGATCTAGCCATTTAAATTTCCTATGCCCAAGCTGAGCCATTCCAATCATAGACTGTTGGAGTTTCTGCGTCATCATCGGATTTAGTTGCTTCCCAACCTGTATCGTTGTCAGCGTTATATTTTGTTTCGTTCCATGTAATTGTGTAAGTAAACCCACTTCCTGATGTAGTAGATGGAAAAGTGATTGGTGCTTGCCAATCGTCATCACTATCTAATGCCCATGAAGCATGAGGTTGTACACCTAAAAATTTGTTTTTACTTGCGTCATAGACCATGTCTATGCCTGCATATGATTTTCTAAAATTGTTATTATAAGATGTTTGTTTCCATGTTCCGCCACCAAAGAAATTAACGCACCATGTTTCGCCATCAGCATGTTCATCTGAAGGCACTTCATCATTTGCGACAACTACTACTCTTTTTACAACTAAATGTGTATCAGAAGTAAAACCTGTCGGGTCTGTTATTGATTCTAACTCTGCAAAATGTGCCATTGTTTATTTTCCTTTTTTATTATTGTTATACTATATTTATAATATTATTTATAATGTTCTTAATACTGTAAATTATGCAATTTTAAGTTAAAGTTAGTGTTCCTGATGCTGTAAATTTCACTAATTGTTCTCCATCAGGATGATTAGATAATGCTCTTGCAGGTGTTGGACTTGCTGCTATCGTATAAGCAGCTGGAACTTTTACAATTACAATTCCTGAACCACCATTTCTACCTGGATTATCTTGGTCAGAACCACCTCCACCACCGCCAGTGTTTACTGTTCCTACTGTACCAGTAGGTCCTGCGGGAGATGGTCCTGGTCCTGGTCCACCACCTAGTCCTCCACCGCCTGCTCCAGCGGCACCAGCTGCTCCACAATTAGCATCAACTGCACCACCTCCACCACCAGCATAAGATGTGTCAGGTCCTAAAATTGTATTAGGTGCTCCTGCACCACCAGCACCACCAGCTTCACTATCAGCAGCACCACCTGCACCAGAACCTCCAGCAGCAGTTGCACCACCTCCACCACCACCGCCACCAAAACCTGCTGCAGAGTTTGTTCCACCTGCATTACCTTGGGAAGGATCAGTGGGAGGAGTATTACCTGCTCCTGCAGCGGCTCCATTAGCATCTCTACCAGCTCCACCTCCAGAACCACCAGCACGACCTGCAGCAGCATTAGCTCCACCACCTCCGCCACCAGTAGAAGTTATTGTTGAAAAAGTTGAATTACCACCATCATTACCACCGCCAGCTCCTCCTGCTCCAACTGTAATTGAATAAGAACCCGTAGATATACTTAATGCTGATCCTCTAAGAGGACTTGGTCCAAAACCTGATGTACGATAACCTCCAGCACCTCCACCGCCACCGCAACTACCACCACCGCCGCCACCAGCAACGGTTAAATAATTTATTGTTGCTTTTGCTCTTGTTATCCACGTTGAATTTTTTACATTATCATAAATATCATTAATACTCCATACACCTGAAGCACAAGTAAAAGTTTCTTTTACTAATACAATTCCTGATCCACCAGCACCGCCACCACCTGCTCCAGCTCCACCACCAGAATTTGCTGTACCTGATTTACCGGATCCACATATTCCACTTCCACCACCACCAGTTCCACCGGCAGCACTATTACCACCATTAGCACAATTAAATCCAGCTCCACCTCCAGCAAAAAAACCAGCAGCAGTAGCTCCTCTTCCTGTAGCATTGGCAATATATCCAAAAGGCTGTGGCGCACATCCAAAAGTTGGAGTTACGTCAACTCCAGCTCCACCTGCACTTGGTCCTGTAGAAGTTGATGGACCGCCAACTCCAACTGCACCTGCTCCACCTCCACCGCCGCCATTTGTAAAATTAGCTTGATCTGTAAAACCTGGTGCTCCTGCGAATCCTTGTGCGGGACTTGTAGGGGGAGTATTACCAGCACCACCAGTACCAATACAGTTGGTTAAATTTCCACCGCCACCACCACCTGATCCACCAGCCGCACCATTTCTAGGAGGACCATTATTACTAGCAAAGGTTCCGCCTTTTCCACCGCCCGTAGATGTAATAACAGCTCCTGGCGCACTAAATACAGAGTTAGCTCCATTTGCTGCACCTCCTCCAGCACCAATTGTTACTGCAACTGGACCAGCTATAGAAACACATGATATTAATCTTAAACCACCAGCTCCACCACCACCTCTTTGATTAGAATCTCCACCTCCTGCTACAACTAAAACTGCACACGCAGTTGTTGAAGTACAATTTTTTTTATTAAAAGTACCACTTGCTGTAATTTTTGTAATTTTTGTATTTGAATCTGTGGTAGATTTCACAGGTCCTATAAGTCCGCCATTTGCCATAGCTGATTAGTTTCTCCCTATCTATTATTAATCTGTAATTTCTTCGTATGAACAAAAATAAGTTAGATCACTT